CTTGTGGGTCCAATAAATTATTTAAGCTAGGTGCTTCTTTTTCTATAAGTGCATGTATATTTCTTTTTTCTGTCATAATATTCCTTTCATCCAGCAATATATATTATATTAATCTGTTGTCAAGGTTGAAGCTGTAACTGTTTCCGTTGTTCCAGTAAATTCTTCTGTTGTGTTGGTATTGCTAGATCCATCATAACCACGACATCTAAGTCCAGCTGAAGCTGTTCCAAAAGCTGCTGCATTTGCACCAGTATTTGCTGTTGAAGGTCTAGTAGACCAAGCCGAGCCGTCATAACCAATTACACTTGTAGTAATACTTGGAGCATATCCTCCTCCCGATACTGCATTAGTTTGAGACCCAAAAGCAAATTGTCCGTTTCGGGCTACAGGCATAGCGCCTCCTGTTGTCCAACTACTTCCATCAAATTCTTGAGTGGTTGCCACAGCACTTGGAGTTATACCTCCAGCCCATAAAAGTGCTTCAGCGGTTTCTCCGCAAAAAGTACCATCAGAAGCCCCTGTTCCCATATCAGGTCCTTCTGAAAAAGAAGTTCCATCAAATTCTTCTGTAAGACCAAAATATTGTGCAGGTGGAGTACCAGATCCACCAAAAAATGCACCAGCAGTTGACGTACCACCAGCACCTAATCTTTCTCTTACTTGAGTTAAATTGTTTGGATTATTTGACCAAGAAGTTCCATTATATTCTTCGCATACATTTGTCGATTCAGGAAAGGGAGTGCCTGATGGAGGAGGGACAGCACCACCAACCAAAGCGGCTGCTGTTTGAGTTCCAGCACAAGCTGAGTATCCTCTTGCAGTATTTAAATTATTTCCTTCCGTAAAAGATGTTCCATCATATTCTTCTGAGTCACTTAGATAAGTAGATGTATAGCCACCACAAATTAATCCTGCTGTTTGTGTAGAATTGATAGCACCAGTGCTTGCTCTCTTAGATGTGTTTGTATTTCCACCAGCAGCAAATGCTGCTGCAGTGATTGTATTAATTGATTTATTGTATTCTTGTGTCTGAGTATAATCTGGTGAACCACCCACTACTAAAGCGGCTGTGTTTATATTTGCCCCACCACCTTGTTGGTTGTCTGTTACTCCTACTGACATTGTTGCTGATGAAGTTGCCCAAGCTGATCCATCGTAATCTTCAGTTGCTGTTGTAACTCCAGGTGCTGCGGTTCCACCAAAGAAAACAGATGAGTCTTGACTTGCTCCTGCAGCCATACCACCTTTTCTAGCAGTGTTTACAGTTCCACCACTTGTCCAAGAAGAGCCGTTCCATTCTTCTGTTAAACCAGTTTTTGTATCAGATGGGTTTATATTACCTGCAATAATAATTGTAGAAGTTTGAGTTCCATTACCAGAACCTACACGTCTTCCTAAACTATTCGCTGTTCCATTAGTCCAAGACGTACCATCATAATTTTCTACGTAAGTTGAATAATCTGGTGGACCAGCATCTCCAGTTGAAAACATAGCTGCAGTTTGTAATCCTGTTCCTACTCCTTGACCTCGAGCATTAGTTAAATCATTTTGTTCTGACCAAGATGTTCCATTATATTCTTCTGTTTTTGCTGATCTATAAGGTGGACCAGGAGAATCAAGTCCTCCAAAAGCTAAACCTGCTGTTTGTGTTCCTGCAGAACCAAGATAATTTCTTCCATCGCCCATGTCTCCACCAGTATTCCAACCAGATCCATTATACTCTGCCGTACTGGCTATTCCTGAAGGACTGGCTGGATTACCATATCCAGAAAAAATTAAGTTGGCAGTTTGAGGTCCAGTCGCTCCAGCCGCAACAGATTTAAAAGGAGCGTTTGTTGAGCTAGTCCATGAACCAAAAGCAACAACAGATTTTAATGTGCCTGTAGCCGAGTTGTACCAAACCTGTCCCTCATAACTAGAATCTAGCGTGGGGTCAGAGTCAAATACATCTACTCTTTTACCGTGTATTTCTTCGTAAGTTGCCATTTAGAAAATCCTTATGGCAATATTACATCTGCTGGTCTTGTATTAGTTGGAACAGCTGGTGCTTTTTCTTCATCAGGCAAAGCGTCCCACGCAGCTTGTGCCGCTTGAACTTCAGCGTCAATCAAAGCTTGTGCTTCGGCTTTTGTCTGTTCACGAGCTCCTTTTTCAGCTAACCACATAGCGCCGTCAACGTTGTTACCAACCATCCAGACGTTTGCAGGATAACCTCTAAGGAAGAATTTTCTTCTGTCTTCTGCAGTGAAAAATCCTTTACCAGTGTTTTCAGCTACTCCGTATATAAAGTGTGCCATAGTTTAGTCCTCCTTTTTAAGTTTGTATATCATAATTATTAACTTTGTGTAAGATCTTTTACGTTTAAAGCTGTTGTTTCTCCAGTAAATTCTTCTGTTGAATTATGAATGGGAGAGGGTCCTTGTCCACCAAAAACCAATGCAGAAGTTGAAGTTCCACCTCCACTTAACTCCCATCTAGCCGTAGACATTGAGGGTCTTGTTGACCAAGCTGTTCCATCATAAGCAGTTACTGAAGTTAAATACGATGAAGGAGGGTTAGCTCCACCCATACTTAATGCCGCTGTTTGACTACTACCAGCAGAAGCATTACCTTCAGCTTGTTTTAAATTTGCTCCACCTGTGGACCAAGAAGACCCATTATATTCTTCAGTTTGAGTTGGGTTAGGACCACCTCCATCTCCATTAAAAGATAGGGCCGCCGTTTGAGTCCCAGCACCACCGTGTAATTCAGTTCCTGTATTTAATGCACCACCAGCCGTCCAATTAGTTCCATCATATTCTTCAGTAGCAGTTTGATGAGTATTAGGAGAAGAAAATCCACCAAAAGCTAATCCAGCAGTTAAAGTTCCACAACCAGCAAGTGCTCTTCTTGTAGTACCCATGTTATTACCGTTTGTCCAAGACGATCCATCATATTCTTCTGTAACATTTGTATTACCCGCTGGAGGGTTTTGATAACCACCACAGGCAACCGCAGCTGTTTGAATTCCAAATCCAGCCATGTAAGATCTTGCAGTATTTAAATCTCCTGATTCTGTCCAAGCTGATCCATCATATTCTTCAGTTTTACCGTCAGTTGTCCCTGGTCCTGGATTTCCACCAAAAGCTAATCCAGCAGTTTGAGTACCAACAGTGCCTCCATGCATTGCTTTTCGACCTGTATTTAAATTACCACCAGAAGCAAATGCTGCAGCTGTAAAAACACTTGCTGATTTATTATATTCTTCTGAAATAGTTGGGAAACTAGGTGGATACGCAGAAAAACCTGCTGCTAAACCAGCAGAACTCGTTCCACACGCTCCTCCATAAGCTAACGCTGTTCCAAGTGTTGCTGGAGAAGTTGTAAAACTTGATCCGTCATAAGTTTCAGTTGCGGTTGAATTAGGTCCAGGTCCAGTTTTACCTCCACATATAACAGCCGAAGTTTGAACTCCAAAACCTCCCATATATCCTCTTGCTGTATTCATACTTCCTGTGCTTGAAAAAGAACTACCATCAAACTCTAAGGCTCTTGTTAAATTGTCTGTAGGTGATGCTGGATAACCTCCTGCAAATAAACCCGCTGTTGACGTCCCTGCTCCTGCAGCACCATAACTGTTTGCAGGTCCAATTGGTCCAGGTCCATTTGTCCAAGAACTATCATCCCAAGTCTCAAATGCGGCAGGTGCTGGAGAACCTCCCTCTGTAACACAAGCTGAAGATGTTCCAAAACAACCATTTAAAAATTTTTTAGTATTTAAAGATGGAGAAGAGGTCCAAGAAGTTCCATTATACTCTTCAACTTCTGTTTGTTGTGTAGTAACGTATCCACCAATAGCTAAAGAAGATGTTTGCACTCCTGCTCCACCTGGTGATCTTCTGGCAGTTGACATAGTTCCGCCAGCAGAATAACCACTCCCGTTATATTCTTCAGTTAACCCTGTATTAGTGTTTGGATTAAGATATCCTGCAAATACCAAACCTGCTGTTTGAGTTCCTGTAGCGTAACGTTGTCTGGTTTCATTAATCATTGATGAACCACTTGACCACGCCTCAAGAGCTACAACAGATCTAAATTTATTATCTGTTGAGTTAAACCAGATTTGTCCCTCAGCCGCATCATCCGTTGGATTAGTTGTAACTGTTTTAACTGCTTTACCGTGTATTTTTCTATATGTTGTCATAATTAACTTGTACTAAATGTTTTTACGTTAGCTGTCTCTGTTTCTCCAGTAAAATCTTCTGTTGCCGTTCCTCCTGTGTTATTAGAAGATCCTCCAAACATTGTTGAAGCTGATGCAGGAGCAGTGACAAATGAAGCTCCTTGTCTTCTAGCTGATGATAAGGATGGTCTTGTCGACCAGTTTGTTCCATCATAACCTAAAGTTATAGCAGACGTAGACCCCCCTAGTGTTCCGCTATAAATAAGTCCATCAGTTTGTGTTCCAGACGCAGAGTGATTTGTAGCTGTTATAGGAATACTATTAACCGTTGTCCAAGAAGAACCATCATATTCTTCAACATTAGAAATAGCTCCTGTTCCAGGGTTTCCACCCGCTGCTAATGCAGCAGTGGTTGTTCCGCCTCCTCTTGCAGCTTGTCTAGCTGTATTTAAAGAAGGTATAGCTGTCCAAGAAGTTCCATTATAAGTTTCAGCGTTAGCGTAATGATTAGCACCAGGATCAGCATAACCACCAGCTGCCCAAGCAGCAGTTTGAGTTCCTGCTCCAGCCAAACCAGATCTTGCTTGGTTTAAAAAATAAGGGGTTGCGTTCACAGTCCAAGATGAACCATCATATTCTTCCGTGCTACCAGTGTAACCAACAGGAGCAGAACCTACACCACCAAAAGCTAAAGCAGCCGTTTGAGTTCCCGCACCTCCAAGTGCATATCTACCTGTATTTACATCTCCACCAGCGGTCCAAGTAGAACCGTCATATTCATAAGATTCTGTTATATCATTAGGGCTACCTGGATAAGTATCGCTGTACCCAGCAAAACCTAAACCAGCAGTTTGAGTTCCACATCCTGCAGCCATGTTTGTACCTTGGGGCAAAGCTCCTCCACTAGCCCATGCTGCTGCTGTAATTACATTTGTTGATGATGTAAATTCTTCTGTTCCGCCAGGTGCCGTATCTGCTGCTGTGTAACCACCTGTCATAAAAGTTAAGTTTGATGACGCGTTCATTGAAGGACTAGCATCTTGTTTTCCTGTGGCTAAATCTGGACCTTCTGTCCAAGAAGTTCCATCATAAGCTTCTGATTTTGTACTAAAAGCAGCAGGACCTGCTCCTCCTGAAATACGTTGAGCATCTGCGTTGGCACCTGAGCCAGCTACATCTCTTCTAGCAGTATTTAAGTTTGGACCTTCTGACCAAGAGGTTCCATTATATTCTTCTGAATTAGCAGTGTATACTGTGCTTGGCTCAAGAACACCTCCTGATGCTCTACAGGAAGTTTGAGTTCCTCCACCTCCTGGTAGTCTTCGGCCAGTGCCCAGAGTTCCACCTGATGTCCAAGATGAACCATCATATTCATAACTAGCTGTAGAAAAAGGACTTGGTGGTCTTCCTGCAAAAATTATAGCTGCTGTTTGTGTACCAGCGCTTCCTCCCTCGTAAACTCCTGTTGGTAGTGAATGTGGATTACTTGACCAAGATGTTCCATTATAATTGTAAACATCTGTTTGTGCTGATCCACCAGGATCGGCACCACCTATACCTAAAGCTGCTGTTTGAGTTCCTGCACCTTGTATCCACCCTCTGGCTGCTGGTAATTCTTCACCAACACTAAAACCAGTTCCATTATATTCTTCAGTTTTTGTATAATAAGTGCTTGGACCAAGGAAACCACCGAAAACTAAACCAGCTGTTTGACTGGCTGATCCGTGTCCCATGGCTCCTCTACCAGTATTTAAACTTGATGAACTAGCCCACGCTTCAGTAAGCGCTAACCCTCTAATATTTCCAGTTGTGGAGTTATACCACATCTGCCCATCTAATCCTTCTGAAGGATCGGATGTAACTTTTTTAATTTTTTTTCCGACTATTTCTCTATAGGTTGTCATTACCTAATCTCCTTAATTATTCTTCAACAGCCAGCCCTGTGTAGAATCTGTATAGACTAAGGTATTTCCTGCTCTTTCTGTTGAAACTGTTAAATCTGCGGCTGATCCACTAATTTTTTCTGAATTTCTACCAACAGTCAATGCGTTTGAATCAAAAGTTCCTGCGTAATCAATAAATACAACTTCATCACCAATTGTTGGTGAACTAGGTAGTGTCATTGTTATTGCTTGAGAAGTTGTATTAATAAAATATCCTTCACCAGCTACAGCTGTAAAATCTGCAGTTTTAACAGCTTGCCATGAAGTACCACCTGATACTTCAGCAAAAGATAATTGTCCAACTGCTGTTGCACCTGATCCTGTAATACTATCTACTTTTAAAAATCTATCTGCTGTAACATTTCCCGTTGGAAATTTAAGTGTGTATGACTGACCAGCCGAATGTGGGGGTGACTGTAATTTAATCCCGTGGGAGTTAGATTCACAATTAAGCTGAATTGTACCTGGATTTGTTCCACCACCAATTTCTGTTAAACCTGTTCCGTTTGGATATAACTGTGTGTTACCATTAGCTGCATCAACAATATTAATATAACTTGAGTCTGTTCCTGAGTTTGTAACTAATTTAAGATCATACGCACCATTAGAGGATATTTGACCTACTTCAGATCCACCACCAACTAACACTTGGTCTGTATCTAAAATTACATCACCAGTTCCGTTTGGTTCTAACTCAATATTACCATTAGAAGTTGATACAATTTTATTTCCATTAACATCTAAATCACCACCTAATTGAGGTGTAGTATCATCAACAAGATCACTCGCTAATGATATAGTAGAAATATTTGGATTAGTACTATCGTCTGCTTTTGCATATGCAATTACAGTTTTACCGTTTGCAACTGTAGCTGAAGTTCCTGTACCAGTTACATATTTAAATACAACGTTCTGTGAACCAGAAGTTGCATTTTTTAAAAAATAAAAGTTTTGAACATCTAAAGGTATTGTAACATTTCGTGATGCTGTAAGAGATCCTGTAAATTCTATAACTCTATGTGAAAGAGTTGCGCCAGTTGAACCATCAGAAACAGATAAAGTTGTATCTCCTGAATCAGAGACAGCCTGAGTTGTATAACCACCAGATATTTGTTCGATGATTTGTAAATTCGTATTTGTCTTCGTACCCCAAGTTCCTGCATTTTCACCAGTTGCTTGAAGTTCTACACCTAATGGTGTGTATGTTGATGCCATATTTTTCTCCTATGCAGCGTCACTATAACTTGTATTTGATCCTGTTGCAACATCCGAATAAGAGTCATTCGAACCCGTTGAAACATTACTATAAGACGTATTTGAGCCAGTGTCAACATCGCCGTAAGCAAATATATCGACAGCTCCTATGCTAAATGTTGCTGATTGACCAGTTAATCCAACCTGAATATCTACTAAAGATATTGATCCTACACTAGCACTAAATGATTGACCAGTTAATCCTAAACCTTCTTCTACAGTTAAAGATCCAACAGAAGCCGTAGAAGACTGTCCTGTTGGTAAAGCTACAGCTCCTCCTAAACCTACAATAGATCCTAAACTAAATGAAGCTGATACACCAGAAAGTAAAGCTGTATCGTTTGGTATTGTTACTGTTCCTAAACTTACAGTGGCTGATTGACCTGTTAAATCTGCTTCTTGATTAGATGATCCAATTGCAGTTCCTTGTTCAGAAGTTATTGATAAACCTGATGGTTGAACAGTATCGTTTGGTGCAACTGCAGTTCCTTGAGAAGCGGTAAAAGATACACCTGTAACACCAACAACCATGTCGTCTACTGTAGGTGCTCCGACAGATGCAGTAATTGCATCTGAACTTAAACCTTGTGTTTGATCGTTTGGAGTTATAGCTCCAACAGAAAAAGATGCAGATAAAGTTGTTTCTATTACAACGGGATTAAAAGCCTCTCCTTGAGATGCTGTAAATTCTTGTCCTGTTAAAGTTAAAATTACATCAGGTATATCAACAGAACCAACACTAGCTGTTATAGAAAGACCAGAAGGTTGAGCAACAGCATCTTTTAATTCACCCCATTCGTCTTCACCCCAAGACTTTGCGCCCCAACCTGTTTTAAGAGTTGTGTCTGCGTTCCAATACGCTTGGCCCCAGGTGAACCTGCCCCATCCTGAAGATACCGACATGGTCGGCCTCCTATGCTAATCTGATGATTGCTGTTGTAGCTGCTGCTGCTGGAAACTCAATTTTGAAAGTTCCATTACTTGCTGTTTTGTCACCACCAAATGCAATAATTGCTACAGCATCAGTAGTGCCTGAACCACCGTCTGTTGTTGTATTATATATCATCGCACCGTTTGCAGTGAAAGATGCAGACGTGTAAGTTACGTCCGCAAAATCTGTAAATGCTGTTGTAGAAGATAATGAAACCCCTTGGTTTGTAAGAGTTGCACCACCTGCCGTGTAAGCAGTTCCAGATGTATTTGTGATTTCTTCAGAAGTTGAATAGTCTGTTGTAGAAGCACCTAAAGAAGCATCACTATCAAATAATGCTAATTTAAAAGTGTGTCCACCTGAAGATTCAAAGCTGTGTTTACCTTGTAAAAGTTCTTGTTTAAAACTTGAACATATCGCTGATGTTATTGCCATAATTTTCTCCTACGGGTTTACTGAGTTTACCGGTATTCGAACAGTGCCATCTGTGTAGTCATCTCTTCTTCGTCTACCGACTTGCTCGTTAGCAAACTTCTGTACTTCTTGTTTATATTTATTTTCGTATAAAGTCAACATATCTATCGGACCTTTTAAAAACCCATATGCCTCTGAAAGACAGCAATATAATAGCCCGTTTGGAAAGTTAAGACTAATATAATTAGTGTTATCGCCCTCTAAGAGATCGGGAGCTTTATTAAAATGCACTCTAAATCTGTAAGTCGTATTTGGAACTGGGGCTACAAATATTCTACCTGATGTGGTGTCCGACTCTCCTGTAGCACCACCAAACATAGCATAATATTTAGGTTGACCTTGAGCAGCGGAGGTTCCTGTTACATCCTGATACTCTTGTAAATAAGTTAAATCTTTTTTCTCTAGCCATCTGTTAGCTCCTGTAATTTCAGATCCTGCTGTATCATAAACTTGTATACCTCTAATAAACACAGCTCCTGCAGGACAGTTTATAGATTCTTGTCCAGCCACAAAATTACCTAATTGTTGTTTTCTGTCTGCATCAATAGGCACATCTCTAAATATTCTATATTGTGCGTTTAAAATTATATTTTCTAAAACAGAGTCTGATAAAACGTTAGAATCTGTTTCTGTATAACTTCTAATTTGTGTTTTTAATCCTGATGCACTTAACCCAGCCATTATCTTCTAATCTCCCTACAAACTAAACAACTAATTGTATAACTAGTGTGTTCCCAACACATTTGTTTTTTTAAAAGTCTATACCAAAAAATTTTTATCTTTTTAATCATGGTGTTATTGTAACTGGTCCTGCGGACACAGTTGGTCCTCCTGATTTCTCTGTTATACTAGGAGTTGCACCCAGTGTAAACGTATATTTATCTGTTGTAGTTACTGTTATACTAAAACCTGATGAATTTTCGTATGTTGTAAGAGCCACGCCTCCTGGTCTACCTTGAACGTTTCTAAATCTAACTGTATCACCAGTTGTTCTTCCATGATTAGGTTCTGTTACTGTAATAGTTTGTGAAGACGCAGTTATAGAAAAAGGATTATTACCTAACATAGCAGCAACAGCCGGTTCTATTCTTCCTGGTCTAACATTTCTTAAAGATATAGAATCACCATTCATAGGTTTTGGTTCTAATTGTGGTTGCTTTGGTTCAAACTCTGATACGTGTACAAAAGCACCGTTCCATTCTCTAACCATTTCTTTGTATGGAAACTCCATACCAGATCTATCTGATATTGCTTTTGCGTATTTACCTGTTGCGTA